TCTTGGCCAGTGTCATCCCATCCGCCGTCATAAACTTGACTGGGAAGTGGTTGGGATAAACATTTTGCCTGAGCCAGACGAAATCTTCACCTTGATTCAGACCAACCCGGTCTAGAGTATTGACCAACATCACCACAAACGCTCCAGCCCGCAGCTCGCCATCGTCAACCACCTTCATGGTCAGCGTGTCAAAGTCAAAGTGAAATTTGACACGCGGTGGGAAACAGACTGGGGTTCTTGCCATTTACTTGCGCCCACGCAAGCAGGTTTCGTTGGCGTAGTCCTGCCAGGTGTCCGGGTCCATCTTGACCAGGTCTGCTACCTTCTTGACCATACGCAGGCTGAGCTCGCGCATCTTGAGCTTGTGAGTCTCAAGGTATTCGATGATGTCGTTGATTTGGCTGTCGGTGAACTTGTATTCCTCCAACATGCCATCGCGGATGATCTGTTTGCAGCGCAGGAATTTTTCGTGTGCCGTGCTGATGCCCACGTCAATGTAGTGGCAACGCGACACAATGGCCTTGAGGTGCTCGCCAATCTTGCCGCGGGTGTTCTCGAAGTCCAGGTTGGTGATGAAGATCACCGCGCCTTCAAATTCGAACTCGTCCGGGATATCCGCTTCATACAGCACACGGCTTTCGGTGCGCCAGCTGAGGCGCCGCTTCTTGCCGCTGTCAGTTGCAGCCTTGAGCATGTTCAGGCAGGTTTCATCGAACAGGATGCTGTCGCTGTCGTCCAGCACCAGGAGCGAGCCAGGCTTGCTGTAACGGTAAAGCAACTGATACAGGCCCAGCGGGCTTGCAAAGCTGACCTTTTCCATGGCCATCTTGGCCTCGAGGTCCACGCTGTCTTCCGGAATCAAGCCCATTTTGACCATGACGTCCAGGCTGTTGATCACAGCTTCGATACCAAAGCTTTTGCCCACGCCCGGAGGACCAGTCACGATCATAGCACGGACACCGCCCTGCACTGCGGCAAGGGTCATACCGTCCATGATTTGGAATTTCTTGCGCATACGCGCCATGAGGACTTCATCGTCCTCGCGATGTTCTTCGGGCTCTGCCACTTTGGGCTCAGCCACTTTGGGCTCAGCCAGCACCAGCGGCACAGTCTCAACCGGCATGTCCTGGATTGGTGCGTCGTCTTGCTTGACCAAACGCACATCACCCTCTTTTTCCACCATGACGCGGATCTTGCGGCCAGGGTAGCCAAGCGGCGCGCCTTCCACAGTCACATACATGCCTTTGACGCCCATGCGGGGCGACAGTTCCATCTTGAAGCGTTGGTTGCGGATACGCTTCTTCGCGTAGAACCCATTCTGAACAATGATATCGGTCATTGCGTCCTCTTTGTTGCTTACTCGGTCAATATACGGGGTAACTATCAGCCTGTCAACAAAAGAAACCAAAGCCTACCGGTTTTTCACAAGAAAAAAGGCGAGGATTTCTCCCCGCCTTCCCAAACAAGTTGGGATCAGTTGTCTTCCAGTTTGATACGGTTGAACACCGTTTCCTGGCAACGGGTGAACTGGTTCACCTCATGTTTCTTGACCGTGCCCGTGAACACGACATCCTTGCCACGCAGGTTGCGCGCCATGTCGTTCAGCTTGTCGTTCAGGAAGAACTTGGCAATCTGTCCGGCAGTGGTGGCCACAGTGGCCAGGTGGATCTGGTAGGTGGGCAGATACTTGACGTCCATCACCTTGCCAGCGATCTTGAGGCGCTGCTTGAGCTCGCCAATGTAGCCACGGTTCTGGTGCTCGGCGTAGAACCGATCCATTTCTTCACGAACGTCAGCAACGCGGCGGCTGTTGGGCAGGCTGACCAGCATGGCCAGTTCCTTGTTGACGTCGGCTTCGCCACGGTCGAACACTTGGCTCAACTGGAGGTTGTAGTCGTTGCGGCGGCCATCCTTGGCAACCTTGACCAGAGTGTCGCCCATTTTGTCCAGGAGGTGGATTTGGTCAAAGTAGTTGAAGATCTCCTGCGCAGTAGCGTAGTCGTCCAGCGTGGGCACAACCACCAGGGTTCCCTTTTCATCCGTGGACGTGGTCGCACTGCGGCCATTCATCTGACGCAGGGTGCGCAGTGCAACAGCGCGGTTGTCTTCCACAACCACCTGTGTCTCGGCATCCACATAGCCTTGGCCAGCTTTCACGAAGCCTTGGACGCGGTCAACAGCAACGGCCACAGCCAGTGCCTCAGCGACCTTGTAGGTCTCGCGGGTCGGCTTGTAAGTGCCATACGAATTTGAGGTTCGGTTATACATTTCTCACCTTTGGGTTCTAACTGGGTTCAGAGTGTCAGTATAGTTGACGAAACAAACGCCGTCAACCGGTATTTGCTCAGTCGTTGAAAACAACAGCGCGCAAGCCGCCTGCGGGCACAAAGAAGTGCCAAGCAACAAGATCACCTTCAGCGTCAACTTCTGCACGTTCGAACAAGAACAGCTTGGTGACTTTGGTTTTCACGGATTGGATGTAAAAGCTGCCACCGGTAAAACGACCGCCCAAGTCACTTGCCTCGCTAGCAAACGTGGCGGTATCTTTGTTGTAGGTGAAGTCAGTGTTGGGGAAGGTGGCTGGACGGTGCATCTTGAGCTCCTTGCTTACAGTTCAATATAAGCGAAGCGTCTTGGTTTGTCAAGCCTTATGTGAGGTTGATGTCATCTAGACCAGCGGCGCGCAGTCGGGTTATGTTATTGATTTGAAAAGACTTGCTTTCCAAGCCCTTGATTAGTGCCAAATATTTGTTGCGCACCAGTGCAAATTCGTTAACCAGATTTTCCATGTCAACGTAGTCCGCCTCGCCCGCAGCAAACTTGTCTGCGTCGCGGCTGCTCAGGACCTTGTTGTAGTGTTCGAGATACTTGCGGTAGTGTGCGTGATGTATCTTGCGCAGTTCGATGTTTAGGTGCTCAAGGATAGCTTCAACTTCCTGTAGCTGGGCAAACCTATGAGCAACAATGCCAGGGAGTTCCTGTCCATTGCGCTCAAGGTTCCCCTTCAGACTGGTTTCCCAACGTGCGCCTTCGATCTCGGTTTCAAAGTAAGAAATTGCATCCACGATGTTACCAAGATCATCGCGAACTTTGTTATACCAGCCTGCCATTAGTCATCCCATTCGTCGCTTGTTTCGGTTTCGTTATACCCATTTTCACGACAATAGGCGCGGAGTGCACTATCAAAGACATCGCATACTCCATAGAGATCATTGCTAGCCATACTCAAGTCGACCAATCCGGCCTCTTCGATGGTTGCAATAAATTGATCCGCACAATGGCGCTGATCTTTGATGGGCACATAGTTCTTGATGCCCGACCAGATCTCTACCAACGCCACTGCATCAGCTGTATATAGTTTCATTCCGCTGTCCTCATTATTCTGAAGTTTCTGCTTCAGGGCTATTTAGTTCAACATCAGGTGTTTGCCCAAGTTTCTCCAAGACTTCAAAGTGACCAAACTCAGTCATCAACATGTCCAGGCAACCCGTTTCGTTGGCTTCCCAATACTTGCGGAATTCTTTGGTGACTTCACCAGTCTCAGGGCTGATATATTCCAGCTTGTTACCGTTCTTGGTCAACACACCTTTGGCTTCAAAGTAATCAACCAAGCCGCTGTATGGATCCATACCAGTGTCCCATGGAATCTTGATTTCCACGTTTTCAAATGGCTTGCTGTAACGTGACTTCATCACCTTACATGCTGCACGGATGCCATGCACCTCGGCGGTTTTGGTGCCTGTAGCATCTTCTTTCAGCTTGCGCTTCTTGATAGCCACCACGATACTGGCTGCATAGATCATGCCACTACCACCGCTGATTTTGTCGTCAGGGTCGAACATGTCCTGGCTAGCATAGGTGTGGTTGGTTGCAACTAGACCAATGTTGAGGTCGCCAAACATGTTGACACAGTTGGTAACAAGTGCTTTAAGCTGACGTGGTTTACGTCCCATGTCGCCCTTCATCTCGCCTTTTTCAAACTGAGCGATGTCAGTTGGAGTGAGCAACATGCCCAATGAGTCTACAACGAACAACACTTTGGGACGTGAGCCGTCTACAACGGTGCCATACTCTGCACGGTAATCTTTGACAAAGTCGCTGATAACTTTTGCGACGTCGTCAATCATAGCCATGTTGAGTTTGAGCAATTTCTCTTCACTAGTATCCACCCCTAAAGCTTGCAGCCAAGCCTCATCGAGAGCGTTCTCGCTATCGATCAGCACTACGTAGATGCCCTGCTCCTGAGCATTTCGCACTAGGTTTCCGCTTGCGATAAAGCTTTTACCAGCGCCACTCTCGCCGGCGAACATTGTTACTTTGCCGAGCGGAATGCCCTTAGTGAAATCATTTGAGATCAGCTTGTTAAGCGTATAGTTACCGGTGCTGACCCAGGTGTCAGGATCTCTAAATCCTACACTAAGTCCGGTGACGCTTTTTGTAATCGTCTTGCGAAATTTTGAGACGTCGAATGCTTTGGCCATGATTTCTCCCTTGTTGGCAAAATGACTGGGCCTTGTGGGCCCAGTCCAGTTTTAAGATTGAAATTGATTAGCCTTTGCGAGCGCGGATTGCAGCCAGGATGTCTTTTGCGTCCTTGCCGGTATTCGATGCTGTGGTAGCAGTTGTGTCTACTGGAGCATTCGCCGCTGGAACCTCATCATCTTCATCAGGATCCGGAGTCACAGTCTTGGTTACTGTGGTGGGCTTGTTGGTTCGTGCTGGGCTGGTGTGTGCCGAACGATCGCTTGCACCGCTTGATGGTGCATCCATTCCCCACGGACGGTAGAAGTCCGCAAAGCGCTCAGGATCGTAAAGCTCTCCATCCACGCTGGCTTCAAACATCTGGAAGATGATGTCCAGCTCTTCTGCACTTGGCTTCTTGGGCATGAAGTCGCCCAAGTTGAACAGCCCGTGTTCAGCAATCGCATCACGCTCTGCTTGATCCAAGCTGCGCGACTTACGTGCCCAGGTTGATGTGGTGTAGTCCGCATACTGACCCTTCTTGGTCTTTGTGATACGGAAGTCCACGCCCTGGTCGTAGTCAGTTGGCAGGTGATCACCAAAGTCCGGATCCATCAGTGCGCTCTGGATGATCTTGAAGATCTGAGTGCTGATGATGAAGCGACGGATTGGGTTTGCAGGTGCATCTTCTTCAACGAAGGCACTGTGCGGCACCAAGCCTTGGAACAGGTATGAACGCTTCTTCCAATACTTGCGCGCCATGTCTTCCATGCTTGGATCTTTGAACCAAGGACGGATCTCTTCGTGGATCGGGCACTTCATGCCGTCCCACATCTCCACACAAGGAACCTTGATGGTGATTGGCTTGCTTTCATCGCCGCCTTTGACGCCGCTGAACTCAAGGTTGATCATCTGACGCTCACGCCAGAAGAAGTCGTTGCTGGTATCGCCATCTGGCAGATAACGCACGGTTGATGTTTCATTTTCGGGGGTGTTCCAGTGTGGGTAAATGGCATTGTCGCCACCGCCGCTTGACACTGTTTTGCTCTTCTCTTGTGCGAGAAGTTTAGCTCTGATTTCTGCTAGAGTTGCCATAGTAATATCTCCTATAATTGCCTATGTTTGTAACCGGTGACCCGGCTTATGGTTTTCTTTTAGACAAGCTTGCTACCAATTCTTTTGGTGTAACAACTTGAATTTACACTATTTTTTCGGCGCTGTCAACAGTAACCTGTTGATCATACGCCGAAAATTTTGCGCACGTTATATTTATCCAAAGCCTCGGAGATCCTGCTGATCTCCTTGGATTCTAGGGACACTTTTTCTTTACCAACAGCTTTTGCTGGTGCTGCTTGAGCACGTGAGCGGATCACGTTGATCGCTGCGGCAGCCATGTTGACATGCTTGGGACCTACGTCAAAAACAGTGTCTGAGATCTGCATCAGCTTGTTGGCTAGCTCGTCATCCTGTAGGAGCGGTGCTAGGTAGTTGACCCAGGCTGCAATTGCAGTGGCTGGATCACGGAATTTCTGCGACGCTGGACTAGCAGGATCATCATTGTCGATTGGACGGTTGAGGCGGATGTTTTCCTTGTTGTCCATCACATGCTTGGCCAGTGCTACGACCTGTAGTTCTTTTTCCTGACGGCTATGCATGTTCTCGATGATGCGAGCAACGTATGGCAAGCTGCCACTGATGGCCTCGTCAAAGTAACGCACTGTGACGTTGTCTTTGAGCTCGTCTAGCTTTTCTGGTGCAATAGCGTCAGTGTTCTTCTTGAAGCTTTCAAAGTGGTGGGCGTAACCCTTAGGTCCACTGATTTGGCCCAGTGTGGTGCGCAGTGATGCAATGCGAGTGTTGATCTCTTCGGTGATGTTGGCATCCTCAAAGAAGTCGT